CGCGGGGTGTGCATAATACGCTTTCCCGCTTCAGAGTCAAGCATTTATTTCGCTTTTCTCTGCTGGTGTTCATCACTGGTTTTCACCGGAGAACCCTGCTGACCCGGCGGCTTGTGTGCCGTTGTTCCGTGTCAGTGGAGGCGCATTATAGGGAGTTATTTCGGGCTGACAAGTCAAAAATACAAAAAACTTATCGACTGCTCACTTTCCAGGCAAACCACTCTATAAACCATCATTTTAGCCTGTTTTTTAAACAAAAATGGGCTCCGAAGAGCCCATTAATTATTTCATCAAGAATTACTGTACTGCGACAATCCGATCGTCGTTTACCTCAAGACGAATCGTTTTGCCTGGAATTAACTCTCCAGACAGGATTTGCTGCGCCAGCGGGTTTTCGATCTGCTGCTGGATTGCACGTTTCAACGGACGCGCCCCATACACCGGATCATAACCATTTGCGCTCAGCAGTTTCAGCGCTTCATCAGAGATGTGGATTTCATAGCCACGCTCTTCCAGACGTTTGTACAGACGCTGCAGTTGGATCTGCGCAATAGACGCGATGTGTTGTTCACCCAACGGATGGAATACCACAACCTCATCTATACGGTTGATGAATTCCGGGCGGAAGTTGTGACTCACCACACCTAACACCAGATCTTTCATATGGCTGTAGTCGAGATCGCCGAAGCGTTCCTGAATCAAATCGGAGCCCAGGTTAGAGGTCATAATGACCACCGTATTACGGAAGTCGACCGTTCTCCCCTGTCCATCGGTCAGACGACCATCATCCAATACCTGCAGAAGAATGTTGAACACATCAGGATGCGCTTTCTCAACTTCATCAAGCAGAATAACGGAATAAGGACGACGACGAACCGCTTCTGTCAGGTAGCCACCCTCTTCATAACCGACATATCCCGGAGGCGCACCCACCAGACGTGATACGGAGTGTTTCTCCATAAACTCGGACATGTCGATCCGCACCATCGCATCATCACTGTCAAACATAAAGTTTGCCAGCGCCTTACACAGCTCGGTTTTACCGACCCCGGTTGGGCCGAGGAACAGGAACGAGCCAATCGGGCGGTTTGGATCGGCAAGACCGGCACGGCTACGACGAATCGCATTCGATACGGCTTCGACCGCTTCATTCTGACCGATCACACGGCTATGTAACTCTTGCTCCATACGCAACAGTTTTTCGCGCTCGCCTTCCAGCATTCTCGCGACCGGAATACCGGTCCAGCGCGCCAGCACTTCGGCAATTTCCGCATCCGTCACTTTATTACGCAACAGACGCATGGTTTTACCTTCCGACTGCGTCGCGGCTTCCAGCTGTTTTTCCAGCTCAGGAATTTTACCGTATTGCAGTTCTGACATCCGCGCCAGATCGCCAACACGACGCGCCTGTTCAATAGCAATCTTCGCCTGTTCCAGCTCGGCTTTGATCGTTTGTGTTCCGGAGAGCGACGCTTTTTCCGCTTTCCACTCTTCTTCTAATTCAGAGTACTGACGTTCTTTGTCATCCAGCTCTTCGTTAAGCATATCGAGGCGTTTTTTACTCGCCTCATCAGACTCTTTCATTAACGCCTGCTGCTCCAGTTTGAGCTGGATAATACGGCGGTCGAGTCTGTCCAGTTCTTCCGGCTTAGAGTCAATCTGCATACGGATGCTGGATGCCGCTTCATCGATCAGGTCGATGGCTTTATCCGGCAACTGGCGATCGGCAATGTAACGATGAGACAGCGTGGCGGCCGCGACGATTGCCGGGTCAGTAATCTGCACATGGTGATGCAGTTCATAACGTTCTTTCAGACCACGCAGTATCGCAATGGTATCTTCCACTGACGGCTCAGCCACGAACACTTTCTGGAAACGACGTTCCAGCGCCGCATCTTTTTCGATGTACTGCCGATACTCGTCGAGCGTAGTCGCCCCTACGCAGTGCAGTTCCCCACGCGCCAGCGCCGGTTTCAGCATGTTCCCGGCATCCATTGCGCCATCCGCTTTACCTGCGCCCACCATGGTGTGCAATTCGTCGATAAACAGGATGACATTCCCTTCCTGTTTGGCAAGATCGTTGAGTACGCCTTTTAAGCGTTCTTCAAATTCACCGCGGTATTTTGCCCCTGCCACCAGCGCGCCCATATCCAGCGCCAGTACGCGACGGCCTTTTAACCCTTCAGGGACTTCACCATTAATGATTCGCTGTGCCAGTCCTTCAACAATCGCCGTTTTACCGACACCAGGCTCACCGATTAACACCGGGTTGTTTTTTGTACGACGCTGCAGAACCTGAATGGTCCGGCGGATCTCTTCATCACGGCCAATAACCGGGTCAAGTTTGCCCTGCTCGGCACGCTCAGTCAGATCGACAGTGTATTTTTTCAAGGCCTGACGTTGGTCTTCAGCCCCCTGGTCGTTCACGCTTTCACCTCCACGCATTTGTTCAATTGCCTGAGTAATATTCGCGGTCGTTGCGCCAGCCGATTTCAGTAAATCGGGCAGTGTGCCACGCGACTCAAGCGCCGCCAGAACGAACAGTTCTGACGAAATAAAATTGTCCCCTCGCTTTTGCGCCAGCTTGTCGCAAAGATTCAGAACACGCATCAGATCCTGAGAGGGCTGGACGTCGCCGCCAGTGCCTTCCACTTGCGGTAAACGACTCAGCGCCTGATCGATGGCGGTGCGTAACTGTCCGGCATTAATACCGGCAGAGGTTAATAAAGGACGTACCGATCCCCCTTCCTGATTCAGCAAGGCGCTCATTAAATGAAGAGGTTCGATGAATTGGTTGTCGTGCCCCAATGCGAGCGACTGGGCATCGGCAAGAGCAAGCTGGAATTTGTTAGTAAGACGATCCAGACGCATAACTCCTCCCATAACAGGTCAAATTTGCTACTGGAGATTAAATGAGGTCATCCCTCAATTATTCAAGGTTATTGACCTGAATTATGTGAAAAGAAAATTACACGTACCGGATCGTCTTGATTCTTTAGGTTATATCAGCCAAATAAAACTTGCCATACGCCCCGTGGTCTTGTCGCGACGATAAGAGAAGAAAGTCTCATTTTCACTAAAAGTACAGCGGTCGCCGCCATAAATTTGCTCAACGCCGACATTTGCCAGGCGCTGACGGGCAAGCTGATAAATATTCGCCAGATATTTTTCGCCGTGAGGCTCAAAGGCTTCATGCGCATTAGTCTCTTTGGCGATAAACGCCTCGCGCACCTCAGGTCCGACTTCAAACGCCGCAGGACCAATCGCCGGGCCTAACCAGGCAAGAATATTTTCAGGCTTATCAGCAAAGCAGGCCACCGTCTCTTCCAGTACGCCTTCACATAATCCACGCCAGCCCGCATGGGCTGCCGCCACCTCCGTTCCTGCCCGATTACAAAAGAGTACGGGCAGACAGTCTGCCGTCATTACCGCACAAACGGTACCCGGCGTATTACTGTATGACGCATCCGCCCGTTTAGAGGCGTAAGGCTCGCCGGTCAGCTTCAGGACGTCTTTTCCATGCACCTGTTCCAGCCAGACCGGTTTTGAAGGCAGATTGCCCGCAGCAAACAGGCGTCTGCGGTTCTCTTCGACATGCTCCGGGTTATCGCCACAGTGGGCGCCCAGGTTTAAGGCATCATACGGCGGCAAACTCACACCACCGGTACGGGTCGAACTGCAGGCCGCCACACCGTTCGGCAGAGGCCACTGCGGGACAATAAGCTCACTCATAGCCAGGCCACATCATCCTTATGCTCTTCGAAATCCGCACGCATCGCGTCAATCAGTTCCACCATATCCTGTGGGATCGGCGCATGCCATTCCATTTCGATACCGGAAATCGGGTGATACAGACGCAGCATGGTGGCATGTAGCGCTTGACGGTCGAATTTACGCAATGTCGAGATAAATGCCTCCGACGCGCCTTTCGGCGGACGCGGACGGCCACCGTATACCTGATCGCCCACCAGCGGATGGGTAATATGCGCCATATGCACGCGGATCTGGTGCGTACGTCCGGTCTCCAGACGCAAGCGCAGACGCGTGTGCACACGGAAGTGTTCCATGATGCGATAGTGCGTGACCGCTGGTTTACCCATCGGATGCACCGCCATATGAGTACGCTTCGTCGGGTGACGGCTGATAGGTTCTTCCACCGTGCCGCCAGCCGTCATATGACCGATCGCTACCGCTTCGTATTCACGGGTAATCTCACGCAGTTGCAGCGCTTCCACCAGCCGCGTTTGCGCCGGAACGGTTTTCGCAACCACCATCAGCCCGGTGGTGTCTTTATCCAGGCGATGGACAATACCTGCGCGTGGAACATCAGCAATTGGCGGATAATAATGCAGTAATGCATTCAGAACCGTGCCGTCCGGGTTGCCCGCGCCAGGATGAACAACCAGATCGCGTGGCTTGTTGATAACAATGATGTCATCATCTTCATAAACGATATCCAGTGGGATATCCTGAGGCTCGAAGCGGATTTCTTCATCGATTTCAGCATCGATGGCGACCCGTTCTCCGCCTAACACTTTTTCTTTTGGTTTGTCGCAAAGTTTACCGTTGACCAGCACGCGCCGATCAAGAATCCAATCTTTTATGCGCGATCGCGAATAATCAGGGAACATTTCGGCCAAAGCTTGATCTAAGCGTTGACCGAGTTGATTTTCGGATACCGTTGCGGTGAGTTGTACTCGTTGTGCCATATACAGCTTCTTCGTTTAACGTTGGGTTTTACGGCTTTGCCGTTTAATATAGTGTGCTATTGTAGCTGGTCTTAACCGGGAGCAGGAACAGAGAATCTCCCGTAAAACATTTTGAGGAAAGTCAAAACGTCATGACGCGCATGAAATATCTGGTGGCAGCAGCCACGTTGAGCCTGTTTTTGGCGGGTTGCTCTGGTTCAAAGGAAGAGGTGCCCGATAATCCGCCTAATGAAATCTACGCGACTGCTCAGCAAAAGCTGCAGGACGGTAACTGGAAACAGGCAATAACGCAATTGGAAGCGTTGGATAACCGCTATCCATTTGGTCCTTATTCTCAGCAGGTGCAGTTAGATCTCATCTACGCCTACTACAAAAACGCCGATCTGCCGCTTGCTCAGGCTGCCATCGATCGCTTTATCCGCCTGAATCCAACTCATCCTAACATTGATTATGTCATGTATATGCGTGGCCTGACCAATATGGCGTTAGATGACAGCGCATTACAAGGGTTCTTTGGTGTTGATCGTAGCGACCGTGACCCTCAGCATGCGCGAGCTGCGTTCAATGACTTTTCGAAACTGGTTCGCGGTTATCCGAACAGCCAGTACACCACCGACGCCACCAAACGTCTGGTGTTCCTGAAAGATCGTCTGGCGAAATATGAGTACTCCGTTGCGGATTATTACACTCAGCGCGGTGCATGGGTTGCCGTGGTTAACCGTGTGGAAGGTATGCTGCGCGATTTCCCGGATACGCAGGCAACGCGTGATGCCCTGCCGTTGATGGAAAATGCCTATCGCGAAATGCAGATGACGGCGCAGGCTGACAAAGTGGCGAAGATTATCGCCGCTAACAGCAGCAACACCTGATCGATTTTCAGATGCAAAAACGGCAGCGCTGAGCTGCCGTTTTTTTATCCGTTTCGCGTCGTGGCGCTGATGACTTTTGCGTAACGCAACTCATCAAATATGGCCTGCTTTCTGGCTTTCCTCAAGTTAAAAATCACCTCTTCCTGCGATAACTCACAAAAAGGTACCCTTGACAAAAAGTGACAAAATAATGTGATTTAAATCACACATTTTGACATTAGGAACGGTATGCTGGAATCACCAAGACGGGAAAGACAAGAGGTAAAATTTATGACAATGAACATTACCAGTAAACAAATGGAAATTACTCCGGCAATTCGCCAACATGTCGCAGACCGTCTCGCCAAACTTGAAAAATGGCAAACCCATCTCATTAATCCACATATCATTCTGTCCAAGGAGCCACAGGGTTTCATTGCTGATGCCACCATCAATACACCGAACGGACATCTGGTCGCCAGCGCAAAACACGAAGATATGTATACCGCTATTAACGATTTGATCAACAAGCTGGAACGGCAGCTCAATAAAGTGCAGCACAAAGGCGAAGCCCGTCGTGCAACAACTTCAGTAAAAGACGCCAACTTCGTCGAAGCAGAAGAAGAGTAGTCCCTTACATTGAGTGTATCGCCAACGCGCCTTCGGGCGCGTTTTATTTACCTGTAGCACATTGAAATAAAAGGATTTATCTCAACAAACGTCCACATAGTGACCACATCGACAATACAAACCCCGTTTCGACGGGGTTTCTTATGCGTGTCAATAAGTCCACAGAGCATTCCCGACATCCGCAAAAAATGTTAACATCCATAAAAACACCAAGCGTAATTATTATAATGAAATATATTTTTGAATACGGACTTTATCTCAGCATACTTATAGCGACAATATATGTCACTTCTAAGTTATTGGGTATTACACCTGCAAAACATAAATACGCCTCGCTTGATGGCTTACGTGGAATTTGTGCAGCAATGGTTGCTGTATTCCATCTTTACTGGAGAGCAGGAGGAGAATCAGATATATACTGGTCTCTTGAGTACATTACACTCAGCAATGTAAAACGCGCCATATATCTAACAGGTGAGTTATCTGTTGGTGTATTTTTTATGCTGTCTGCTTTTTTATTTTTCAAAAAGGCACTGGCGGACTCCTTCGATGTGAAAAGTTTTGCAATTTCACGATTCATGCGAATTTACCCACCTGTAATGGTTCTTTTATTTATAATATATATTGCAACATTTATCATGAATCCGGATGACCATACTCCAGTATCGCAATGGTTTATACCTTCATTACCATTTATATTCAATCCGCCTGGCGCTAACATCAATGGTGTATCGCTCCAGATTGCCACATCTGGTGTGTTCTGGACGTTAGTCTGGGAATTACGCCTATACCTTGCAATTCCATTTTTATATCTGATAATGAAAAACATAAAATATAAAGAAGCATTTGTTATTTTTTTAATGGGATGTATTTTGTTATTCAAGTATTTTATAAACAATGAACAATACCTGAGTTATATAATGTATTTCCTTGCCGGATTTCTTGTCGCTACAATCAAGAGCAACAAGCGCCCATCAGATATAATCTGCGTTTTATTATTATTCGCAGCTATATATTTCACTCGACATGCTTACAACACTACAACTCCGCTTTATATGTTTATTATTTTCTACACAATAAAGTGCGGATGTGATTACTTTGGCTTACTTACATCCCTGCCTGTAACTATGCTGGGAACCTGCAGTTTCTCCCTTTATTTAGTTCATGGGATAACTCAGACAGTATCTAAACATTATTTATATAGCACAGGAAACTATGTTTGGCAGATTTGTGCAATTATTGCGGCAGGTATCATTGCGCCGGTTATGTACAAATATGTCGAAAGTCGCAGCATCATACATAAGCGTCCTCACCTTCAGATTGCAAAGTAGAACATTTGCGCCCCTGAACAGGGGCGTTATCCCACCGTGCTGTTAAAATTTTGTTTCGTCTCACCCAACATTTTTAATGTTGCCCATCGGAAAAACGTCACAACCATCACACATCAAAGAAACACCACCTATCCACATGATTATCATGAATAAAATTTGTGACGGTAAAACCATCACAAAACGTAACACAAACCGTCACACTCAATAAATTCAGCGAGTTATAAAACAGAGTTGTGATGTTTTAAGGCTGTCACACTGTGATGCTCTTGTGATAGTTTTGTGATGGTTTTCAATATATGAATTTACTTATACATATCATATAGATAAATGATATTTTTAAAATCTGTGATGTTTGTGATGGTTTTCCGATGCTCCCCCTAAATTTTTGAAAAAATCAGAAGTGGTCAGAAATCACCCTGATTTGTTGGTGAGTTTGTTTCTCTCTCTGTTACTGATTTGGTTACAGGTGGCAGCATGTGTGCACAGGGATGGGAGCAGACGGAGCTGTGCAAGGTATTTCAGTTGTGCCGGTTCGTACAGTTCCCCGTAAACCCGTGCCAGCTGCGGCTTTCTGTTTTTAAACGCTTACGAGAGCCGACGCCGGCCGTTACGTAAAAAATCACGTAATCACAACTCATCCCGCATGGCTCAGGGCTTTACCTCCTGTTACGCCCTGCCGTCCATCGCACAAAAACTGAAATCTTTGAAATCTGTTTCACACATTTCAGTTTGAGTTCTGGTGTCAAAGCCCCAGCGCTGGCGCGGTCTGGCGGTATGTTTTGTACCCCCGGAAAAACTGAAATCATTCTCAACACGAAAACCGCAGGCGGGTGCGGTGTAGCGCCGTTTTCGTCACTTCCGACGTTATTTCGTCGTGGCAGGCTGCATCAGCGCCTTGTTGTGCTTCTGAAGCTAATTACGTGGGATGAAACGAATGTAGATACTGGCGGCGCTCAGAATGTGTCTGGTGAAGGCTGGTGGGTACGATAAAGCCCGCATGACGCGGGCTGGTTGGGTAATCAGGCGATAATATTCTGGTACTTGCTCCGGGTTTCTCCGGCTTTCGTAGCAGTCTGAGTAAATGATGCCGAATTGGTCGGTGTGCCAACGCTGGGGTGTGAATGGCTGGCGCACTGCCTCGCCAGTTCTGCCAGCAAATCGATGGTGTCCAACATCATTGACAGGGTGTTGATACTCTCACTGCCAATATGGACTGTCGGTCCCATAATCTGCTGACCGCCAGCGGCCACAGACTTACGCAGAGCGGCAATCTTTTCCGTCAGGCTCTCACCCACATCGACCATCACCGCGCCGGCCACTTTCATGGACTGCCGACCGCTGATGTCACTTTCCGAGTTTCCTTCAATACTGGCCAGCATATTCCCCTTCACCGCCTGACTGAAATCACCAGTACTCACCTGTAGAACAGCACCGGCCAGTAATGTGGCAGTACCCAGTACCGTCGTTTTGTCAGTAGCTTTAACCGTGGTTTCCCGGCTCACCAGTTCGCGCTGTTCTGTATCGGCTTTCACAGTCCTCACCATCGATGTTTCACTGATGGTCTGATCGGTCTGCCTTACCCAGTCTCCGGCCTGAGTCACCCTCTGGGATACTTCTTCCCGCTGCTGCTGCAATTGCTCTCCGGGTTTAACGTCCGGCAGGCTGGTACCATCCGGCAGCGTCTGCCTGATAAAGGGTTTATCTGGTCTGCCTCCCGTGAATGCAACCTCAACCAGCGTCCCTTCTGGCGGAAACTGAAACATACCTGAATCATTCCCGGCCATGGGTACCGGCAGCGGTACCGCAGAATAGACCGGTGTCTGATTATCCGGATTTCCTTCTGCGTCAAGCAGTTGCACGTCCACGGCATAACGTGGCCGGAAGGGATCGGCAAAATTGCCACTTTTCACGGGTTCAGTATGTGTCACCACTCTGGCCATCTTTGGCAGATGAAGCCCGGAAGCCAGTTCCGGATAATGGCTCTCAATCTGTCGCTGTGTCGGTGTTTTCTGGAGGGGTCTGCCTGTGACGCGGTTCCGGGGTGTCCAGGTGATTGTCATCGTGTCATTTGTCAGATGGACTTTGGTGACCCGTTCACCGTTAAGCTCAACGCCGGGTCGTATCGTCTGGATCACCGGTAACGTTATGGTATTCCCGCCAGCAGCCCCCTGACTGAACTCTGCCGGCACTTCGACCGGACGACCGGCAAACAGTGACTTTTCAGCGCCGCCCACATAAAGAGAGCCGTCAGGGAGTTGGTACCAGATGTAATCCTGAATACTGAACGCCCTTCCCAGATTGTTCAGCAACTGATAGCCAGTACCGTTATGGGTAAAATGTGGGATGGGGGTATCGCTGTACTGTGCATCAGGTACACTGACCGTGATCCCGCTGTTTTCTTCCAGCCATCCCGCAATTTCACGCAAAGTCGGATGTTGAAACGAACATGGCCACATCCTTTCAAACACACCTGTCAGCTCACGAATGAACAGACGCTGAAAACCGTTTTCAGCTGGCTGTGATCGCTCCACATACCCCGTAAACCAGCGCAAAAGCAGATCGGTATACCCCACATCCAGCCGCACCAGTTTTCCAGTGTAATCGGTTGTTGTCTCTGCGGTGATGAAGCCCCGGCCGCAGCTGTTCAGCTCCAGTACCAGGCTGGCATCCACCAAGTGAACTTCATCCGTTGAAAGGTAAAGGCGTTTTACTGGTTTCATCATTAACCCAAAGCATCATTGACGGGCTTCAGCACCTTGCGTTCAAACCACGTCAGTTTTTCTTCATCTTCTCCGGCAGACTGGCCACCGGACTGTCCCGCACTACCGGCAGTCTGTTTTTTTGCGGTCGTTTTACCTGTTGCCCTGGCCTCCCGCTTTTCCTGCACGCTGATATGTTCCGCCAGTGTGAATGTCACCAGCCAGGACATTTTCCCGTCCTGCTGTGGTGCATCCAGCATTCCGCTGAACGTTGCTTCACGAAAATTAACAGCACGGGCAACTTCATGCGCCACGCGGTACTTCTGACGATTACCACTGGCATCGGTAGCACTGGCCAGCTCAAAAATACGCTTCAGTATTTCAGGCTGTTTAAAAGGTATTTCACCGCTGATCCGCAGTTCCTTTCCCTTTGCTCCCTGCTCTGATTTTGTTGTGGCGCTGGTCTGGCCGGACTGATCTTTATCCTGAAACTGCTGTGAAACAGTCACCCGCATGTTTTTCAGCTGCATGGCCTCACCATTAAGCGCCAGTGTCGGGATCGAAGTCATGAATCATTCCCTTTATTCCATCAAGATTATCGCCAACCAGCATCATGGCAGCGGTGTAAACGGCAGACTGCTGCGGAATGTCCTTCATCAGTTCCAGTAACGTGCTGCCGGTGTCTCCGCTGGCAGTAAAAACCCACGCTCTGGCACTCTTCCCCTGTAAATCATTCAGCCCGCTGGCCACATCACTGATAAGCTGGTCACGCAGCTGCGTGAACTCGCCCAGCTGTTTTTTCAGCCCTTCGATATCAAACCCGGTACCCGCCGCCTTTTGTGCCTGGCTGATTGCCGCAGCAGATAAAGCTGCCCTGCTGGTTGGTACAGACAGTGGAATGGACGCAGGTAACACTGCGGCGGCTTTCGCCGGGATCTGCATCTTTTCAATAGCCAGCGCTGCGGCGGATTGCGCCAGCCGTTTGACCTGCGTGAATGCCGGGGCGGGGAAAATCCCGACCAGGTTATTCAGGCTGGCCATAAAGTTTTCCTGCGTCTGTCCGGTGACCATCATAATCACCACGTCCGCATTCCCCCCAGTTCCGGCCAGGCGTTCAGCAAGATAGCGAACAGCATTAACCGGGCTGAGATATGCCCCGTTCGCTGTCTGCTGTCCCAGCCCATAAATCCACGGATGCGCAGGGACGATCGAACAGTTCAGCGCAGCAACAGAATCCGTGAAGGCCAGACGTGCTTCACGCCACATTTCCAGGCACCTCCGGCCACACAATTTCCGGCGCATCTTCCGGTTGAATACGGTTCAGTAAAACGCGGTATTTTTTCCAGGCGGTAAGCAGCAGTGCTTCTTCTTCAGTCGCCATGTCTAAATCAACGGCATCCTGCAATGTGGCAATGGCGTCATTGGCCTGTTTAAGTAGTCTTTTCTTTTCGGCGTCTGCCTCGCTGACTAATGCAATTCGCATGGCCTCCGCATCATCCACCCACGCCTTACCATTCCATTTTTGCCAGGCATTAGCCGGTGCTGACGTGGTTGTCCCTTCCGGGTAAACACCTGGCTCGGTGATCACCAGTTCATTACCGTTTTCCGTGTCAAACACCACCTCACCACGATGATCCTCACGGGAAATCCATCTTTGCTTCTCTGAATCAAAAATTGCCACAAATCCCGCTTTTATTGCCGGTGGCTTTATCGTGGTGCAGTTAGCTGGCAGTCCGGTATGTGCAGGAATAAAAGCGTCACCCGAACCAATAAATTCATTCGTATCGGAACGCAGGTTATAAACAGTAACTGTTTGATCGGTTTCACTCATTTTAAAAGTCATTATGCGAGTCTCACTATGTAGTTAAATGCAATATTCTTAACGGTCGTTTCTGCGTTACCCGACGCTGCGACGGTAATGGTGTGACTGTGTGCGCCTATTGCTACAGTGTGAGCATGAGCGCCGATACCTACGGTGTGATTGTGCGCGCCAATTCCTACTGTGTGAGCGTGGTTTCCGGCTGATGATGAGTTAGACGCAGATCCCCAACGTGGCACCTGATTTTGTGTGTTATTACCTGAATCAACGTAAGTTCCCCCATAATTCCTAGAATGTACGTGTGCCCCCGTTGTATTCGTCGTTTTAGTCCCATAATCAAAAGTGCTGGCTGTTTTGGTACCGTAATCGAATGAGGATGTCGATTTCGTTCCCAAATCGGTACTGGATGCACTGGCAGTGTGAGCATGGGATTTATTGCCATCATCTTCATAGGACAATACTGCGCGGCCATCTGGTTTCCCTTTGATTGTCTGGCGGCGCATATCAGGAAGAACACCCGATGGGTATGCAATAGCCAGTTGCGGGCAAGCCACTGTATCAAATGCCTGTCCCTGCATGATTGCGTGACGCGCCGGTGGGATATCTGTCGGCCAGGGAAGTGGCACCCCAACAGGTACAACATCACTAATGCTTAAAACAGCCAGTTCACCCAGTTCAAGATTTTTTCTGGCTTTCGCTTTGTCGTTAACATCAGCAAGGTTTGCATCCTTACGCAAGAAATCGCTGCTGGCCTGCTGTTCTCCCAGGCTACCTTTTGGCCGTAAATCCGTGATGTTGCCATCCACATCAATGCTGGCCACCGCAAACACGTAATGCTGAACCCCGTTCTGAACGTAATCAGCAAGATTTGCTGCCACCGTGATTTTGCTCTGCACATTCCAGACACTGGTCAGTGTCCCTGTCCAGCACACATCCAGCCAGACTTTTACCGGCTTTGTCGTCACCGTAATATTCTGGTTCGCAGCCAGTGACGCACGAAGTCCAGCCACATACCCCGTGCCTTTCGTGACAAAAAACTGATTGCCGGTTTTGACTACCAGATACCCGTTACCAAAAAACGCCGCCGCACCATAGATATCCATATTTTCCAGGCGCTGGCGCTCATCCATTCCGGCCATACGCGCAGTAAAATCAAT